AATACGGCCTGAAAGGCGAAAGAAGCCAAGGCGAAACAGGCGTCTGGCTGGATACCGGAAAACCCTACGCCAGAAAAATCTGCGCCATGGGCGTAAAGGCCTCCCGCTGGGTTACCATACATGGTTTTGCCCTCAATGTCAATACGGACATGGCGTACTTCCAAAACATCATCCCGTGCGGAATCAAGGGCAAACAGGTTACTTCTTTGGAGCAGGAATTACAGCGGAAAATCCCCATGGAAGAGGTCAAAGACAAACTAAAAAAACACTTCGCCGAGGTGTTCCAATGTTCTTTTCACTAAAAATCCCCGCCTTTGGAGCGGGATTTTTCCTTTTTTCTTCATCGCCTTAGAAGTTTTCATCATGTCTTCTTCTCGGCACACATTGTTTAAACCTCTGCACACCTTTCCCAAATCGTTTTCTATGTAGGATATTCAATTTCCTATCTTTCCCATTGAATAGTTTTCATTGCCTTTGTTAAGTCTTTATAAACTTCACAACAAACTACCTTTCCCAAACCTCCGCACACCTGCGCGAGACTTCCGCACACATTGTCCAAAGAATAGAACACGTTGTCTAAACTCCCGCTCATCTTTCCCAAAGTATTTCTTATGTAGGATATTCAATTTCCTATCTTTCCCATTGAATAGTTTTCATCTACTTTGTTAAGTTTTTATAAACTTCGCAATAAACCACCTTTCCCAAACCTCCGCACACCTGTGCAGGACTTCCGCAAACATTTCCCAAAGAATGGCGCACATTGTCTAAACTTCCGCTCATCTTTCCCAACCCCTAAACCTCGTTTTCTTCTTGATAAAACAAATGTTCTGTCAAAATGAAAATCTTTTGCCGTAGTATAATCAGCAAAACAAAATGTCCAAAATTTCAAAACAAAATGTCCAAAAAATTTGACATGACAAAGATAAGAAAAGCAGTCCAAATGACTGCTTTTTCTATTGTAGTTTTAAAATCTGTTTAAAGGCTGTTTAAACACTCCTAAGGTTAAATCCAAAGGGTTTTACTCTTCTTTTTTTCTATTGAGCTGTTTATATTTCTTGAGTTCATCAGTAAGAAGTTCTACTTTATCCTCAAGTTCTTTGATGACCTGCTTGGCCTCATCCAGCTCTTTAATCGCTGTGATGAGTTTTTCGCCCAAGTCATCTACCATAGCCCTGTAATATTTTAGTACTTTTTCGGCATTCTCAATCTCTTTGCCTTCGTTGTCAGCGTTAATACCCTCTACTTCAGCGGTCTGCTTCCTTTTACCGAAGATAAACCCCGCCAACCCCGTCAGCACCGCAGAGATGAAAGTCCCGAAATGCGGCAAAATGTGTTCATTTATAAATTCATTCATAATTTTTTTCTTTTAAAACCCAGCGTCCGAAGACGCTGGTAATCTTTACTTACTCTCTATGTCTTATCATTACTCTTTCTGGAAGAGTATCAAGGGTAAACAAGTAAACTCCTGCTTGACCTCCTGAAAGAAATTTCTTATACTCTCCAAAATTATCAATCTGTGCAGGGGTAAGTTTAACAGGAGTATTTAATTCTGTTTCAGTTCCTCCATTTACTCCAATAAATGCAATCTTACTCATAGATGAATCTGTATTGATTTTTACAATAAATTGATATTTATTATCCCTATTTTTAATATAAATTGACTTTTCCTTTAAAATTTCCATTTAAAAACTTTACATCATTTAAATTATCTAAATTTAATGGTGCAAAATCTATTGGAGATAATGTATTAATTCCTTGAACATCAATCATTACCCACCTTTTTTGAGGGTCATTTCCAAAGCTTGACTCATCAATTAAAAATTTAACTGTTTTAAGGTTATATTCATTAATACTGTGTCTTTCAAACTTAACAAGTGCATTATTTCCAGCAAAAGGAAGTTCTACACCATCTCTTTCCACTACACTTTTTCCTCTTCCTATAATGCGTGGAATAAATACTCTCCCCTTAAAAGAATTATCATCCTTATCATAAACAGAGGCTAAACAACTACTATCTACCAATACTTTTGTTAATTGAGTCCCATGATTATCAAAGAAAGTAAGAGTACCTCCATTTCTACCTATAATATAGTAATTTCCTCTTGAAATAATGTTTAAGTTACTATTAACTGGTTTTGTGTCAAACTCTATTTTGGTGGTGTCATTTGATATGCCTCCATACATTTCCTCAGCTAAATAAGCCCCATTAAATATTGACTCTAAAAACTTAATCCTCTTATCTTTATCCATCTCTGGAATAAGTTTGTCCACTTGTTCTTTCTGTACATAGCGAGAGGTGTCTATTGTTCCTCCGCCTCCGCCGGATTGTGTGCTTCCTGCTCTTACTTTCAAGGCTTTTCCTTTGTCATCGGTTACATACAAATCGGCTTCGGTTGCCGATACCTGATGTGCAATAATAGTGTCTTTTTCTGTCGTAATTGTTCCGGGCGCTGGTGCTGCCTCTGTTAGAGGTCTTGTCTGTAATTCTACGAATCTCATAATGTTATATATTTAATATTATTATTCAAAAGATTTTCCTGATGCTGTTGGTTTAATACCGAGTGCCTTCTGCCACTTAGCTATTTGCTCCTCTGTCAGTCCCGTAGCATCTGCATTTGCCTTATTCGCTAATTGGTCGGCATCTGCCTTACTTGAGAGCGTGGTGCTTAGGTCTTGGATTTTGTCCTGCAGTATAAGTTCATCCTTGTGCCAATAGGAGTCCATCCAGCTCCAAAACTGCTCCTGTGTAGGCTTTGAGCCTTTCTTGAACCACTGCTTTATTGTGTTTATCGTTGTTTTTGCCATAGTAATATTTTTTATTATTCAAATCCTACAAACTCAATGAACTTAATAATGCGGTACGGAGGCATATTGTTGTGAGGCTGATTTCCTCCTGTATTGTCCGTTGTTGAATTATAGGAAGAATTATATAGTCCGTTGTCTCCACCTGGTCCCCGTTGCCCTCGATTTCCTGGCTTATAAGTATCAATATATGAATGTGAATGACTAGGCAGTTCTTCAATGGTCAGTTGATGTGCTTTTTCTCCATCATTTTTAAGTAATTCGCTAAAATCAGCATCGTCTGGATTCCAACCCAGGGGCATTCTTCCCCGTAGGTCAGTGCACTCTTTCCAGCCCTCTGGTATAGGTTCGCTGGCTGGTTTCCCCCAAATAGCAATTAAGCCAATCGGCACAGGGCTTTTCTTTTCTTCCAATGCTTTAATTCTTCTCTCAAAATCAGCGTTCTTTACTCCTTGCTTTATCAAATTATCTACACGCTTAAAGTCTTCCCATTTAAAGGTTTTATCAGGTGTGGAGCTTCCGAATGTTACATATCGTGTAATCTCAATAGGTTTAAATGAACCATCTTCAAAAGTTCCTGATACTGCCTCTTCTTTGATAAAGACATTTGCCGAAAGACTTCCGCCTCTGAACTCCAATACTTCTTTGTTCACATAGACCACTCCGTTGCTTACCGTGTTCCCTGTGATTTCACAGCCCGAAATAATTACCATATCACCAGCCAAATTCCCAAGCGTGTTAAGGATATGGAAAGAGTTTTGCAGAAAATCCAAATTATTGGTATCCAGCGGAAAGCCTCCTGTTTGTTTGTATCTTACTACATTCATGTTAATATTCTTGTATTTTATAGCGTTTTGAAGCTAGTTTATAAAAATCTATTAAGTATTTCATTTCAAATTCATTATACAGCAGTCCTCTCGGAACCAGTACGATAAAATCAACTCCTGTATCGCCATAATCAGCTCTTTCATAGAGATAAATCCTACCCAAAAACTTCGGTTTTTGCTCTCCCATGGTATAGATGTACTGTCGCTGAAACCTGTTCCCATCAGTTATCTTTATCCGCCTTAATGAAATATCAAATTTGTCGTTAAGCGCAGCGCGGAGGTAGCATACCTGTCCATTGTGAGCAAGGTTGTAGAGGTTAGCATTTCGGTTTACATTGAAATCATCAGCAACTTTGATAAGTGGATAATGAAGCGCCCGAAGCCATGCCGAGAGCTTTTCCCTGCGGAGAAAGGTCGGAGTTAAAAGGCTTGTCAATTTTGGAATGTCCAGATTAAACCACATACTCTATATTATTGAAATTCTCTATTTTAAAATACCCCGAAACAGGGATTTTCTTAACCTCAATCGTTTCATAACCGCCGTAATCATTTACTCCTGCATCTATCCATTTGCTTTCAGCCAAAATGATATGCGGAATTCTTACGCCCTCTACCTGCTGGAGAGCATCCACCAAGTGAGCCAAAACAAGCTCTCCATCAAATGGTAAATTCTTCAAATACTCTTTAATCGCATCTTCTACCGGCTTTTTACCCGTTATGATGCTTTGTCCGTTTTCATCCAAAACCAAAGGGTCTCGGTAGATTTTCATTTGTAATTTGAGAACATCGGGCAGATAATTGATAACTGTAATTCTTACCCCTGCGTCTTTGATTTCGTTCATGTAAGCATCAAAAGAGGCTTTTTGTCCAACACTTATCGGCTGAAGTTCTCCGCCCTGTTCGGTTGCAATCTTGACAATGAGACGGCTCTCTGTGTCTGCTTCAGTAACCGCAGAATATTTGACAATCTTAGAAGCCGAAACCTGGTCCTCTGTAAATCCTTGATTATTGAATTTGTCCGTGTCCGGAATGAGGTCAAAACCATACTGAAAGGCTAATGCCTTGTTTCTGTACCAGCGTGCTGTGTGTGGCTTTAGCTGTGTTAAGGCATCTAAAACCTCCGCCTTGTGTTGGTCAAATATTTGCTCCAAAGTGTAAATCACAAAAGCTGTGATATACGCCCAAAGCCTCCATATCGCCACCTTGCTGGTCGATGTCAGCCCTGCAAGAGCTGGCTCTGATTCCTTCGCCTTGATGATTTCGTTGTTGATTTGTTCTATACTTCGTGCCATTATTCTATTAATTTGGATTGTAAGCTCTCTATTCGTTGTTTGCCTGCTTCAAAGTATTCTTCGTCTATTTCGGTAGCAATGCCACGCATACCCATATTGTGCACGGCTTCCATACAACTCATAGAGCCAGCAAAGAAGTCGGCTACTACTATTTCATTGTGGGGTTTATCTTTTGGGATAACCAGTGCTAATAAACGCTCTAAAAGACGGACAGGCTTCTGCGTGGGGTGAATGGTGTTGTAATGGTCTCGTGCTTGCTTGATGATTGTTTTTTCGTTTAAGCCATATTCTATTGCTTGAACAACAGCAGTACATCTATCAAGTTCTTTTGTTTTATTAGCTGTTGTCTTATGTTTCCTTTCAAAAGTTTTATCTTCATAGTTTCTGATGATACTTTTCTCATTAAGTCCGTTTTGAATACCTGCCATTACAGAAGCACATCTATCTTGTGTTTTAATAACAGAAGAAATAGAAGTACTTATTACATTGTCTTTGTCTGTAGGAACTTTGTTATTTTCCAAAAACTCTAATACAGCATTAAGGGACTTTGTGTTCTTAAAAGTTGTTTTGAGTCTTTTTATATCGGTTACAATACTATCTATATCGTGCCCTTTAATTTCTAAATAAGGTACTTTTACCTTATTGATACCCCCCCCTTTTTTTGTAAGGATAGATATAGTTTCGTGTATGCGAGACATAGGCATTAACGGACTTGATACATAACTTTTATTCCAAATAATTTCCTCTTTAAAAACAAAGCCTAAGCCGTCTAATATGGTATTCCAACGGTAAAATGAAGTACCACGCCCAAACATCACAATAAAGCCTTTCTTAGTAAGTAATCGTTTACATTCGGCAAAAAACTTTTGTTCATCAAAAGGGCGTTCCAGCTTTTGTTTTTTGAGGTACAAGTACGGAGGGTCGATGCAAATTACATCAATACTCTCATCGGGGAGGGTTGCCATTACCTCCAAGTTATCGGCATTATAAAGTTGTATATTTTCCATTTTTAACTTACTTTAAAATCTGTTTGAATAACCCAATATCCGATACCCTCTAATCTTTCCTCCTCTGGAAGCATTATTACTGCTGTGGCTGGTTGAAGCCTTTTTGCGGTGTAATAATTCAGCACATCGCTGTCTTTATTCACGCTGTCTGGGAGTTTAATTTCAGTCCCTGCAGGTAAATCATCAGTCAGACTCAGCCCATTAGCAACAGCCACTGCAAAGGTATTCTCCACCGCTCCTGTGTGCTGAACCGCTATATCTAAAAGT